TCGTTCTCCTTGGTCTCCTTTTTCAATCAGACCTTTCGAAACAGTTTTAATTTTATGTTCGCCAAGTACTGCACTGGCTACCGCTACTATCCAGCTATCACTCTCTTTATCCGTATTAAATACCCGCATTTGAACACTGTCGCCAACTTTTAGACCTGTTGTGCTTTCAATGACGGACCAATCACCAGTATAGCCATCAGTGCTGTATTGATTGATAAATTTTTGCGCATATTTGTATTGGGTGGTAAACAGTCGTAGAGACTTTCCATCTTCTCCTTTTTCGCCGTTTGAACCATTCTTCCCGTCATTGACATTGCTAAAAGTGACTTGCTCTCTGGCAACTTCTTTCCCGTCAACTAAAGCAATAGCTGTCAGCACTAACTTACTTGACATGCCCGCTGCTCTAACTTCAAATGTTGCGGATGTCCCAAATGATTGGTTATCAACCAACCACTGCCACGTACACTCAACCGGTTTCTGTCCTTTTTTCAAACTTGGATAGACTGTAGATGTTCCTTGGTTATTTTTAAAGATAATCCCGTTGTTGGTCGCTAATTTAATAGCGTAGGGCGTTGCTTCAAGTGCTAGTTGTTCTACTCTTTGCAACAGCTCATTGGCAATCTGACTTGACTTCCGAACATAGTTTGAGAGACTAGTCTTGACCTCACTCGTCTCTAACAAAGATTCTGTTTGCTCGTTAATCCGAGCTTGTACATAAAGTGGAGGGTCAAAGTGCCGTGCGTCAGCTAGCGTCTTTCTGTCGCCGATGTTGCCGTCAACCGCACCTTCCACTTCGTAATCTACTTTTAACTCACAGTGCTTTTTCAATTCAGACAGCATGTAACCAAATAACGCTTCTTTAGTCGCATGTTCTGTTTCGCCACCTTCGTTGATAATATATCCATCATTCGTTTTTCGAGCGATGGATGGATATTTATCCCTCGCCTGCGGTGCATAGAGTGTATCGCCACTGCTGTAAAAGAGTAAATTCCCCTTGTCGTCATAGATTTTTTTATTTAATCCAGCTATCGTCAGACCGTCTTTGCCAGTTCTACGAATGCCGGTGTAAAAATCATCCATGTTATCAGAATAATTGATAACCTTTAGCTTTTCCCCTACCCGGACTGGCATTCCTGTCTTATCTTTACCAAGATTACCTTCTCGGTAGATATTGATGACATGACGTTTGAGTGAGTAGTCATTGTTTAACTCTGTGACAAATTCCAACTCTGCACCGAAGCTATTGGCAACCGAATAGAGCCGGGCTAAAATAGTATCTGTCCCACTCCATTCCAGCTTAATAGTTTTATCTGCCACTTCGTTGATTCCAATTACAAACGAATGCTCTGGATCATAATAATGGATGTACTGCTGAATCGTCATGCCATTCGCCGGTTTATACGGACCTCGCTTTTCTTTATTCGCTTCTAAACTCAGCGAATAAGCTGTCAACTCAACTTTATAACCTGTCTTTTTGACACTGTTAATGTTCAGCCAAAAATCCTTATCTTTGAACCGAAAAGCCAGCTTTTGCCCGCTTTGAGCGACCATTTTCTTAGAGTAGTAGGTCAAGACTAGAACGCTGCAAGAACCCTTTAAAAACTGCGTTAAGTTGGCGGCGTTGTATTTAATGCCGCTTTTATTGTCAAAAAAACCGACAACGTGTGTGTCGGTCGTGTCTCGAATTGCAATTCGTACATTTCTTTTTGTCAAATCCATGCCTCCTCAATTTCAGCTCGTGCGCTCTCTACTTCCGCAAAGCTCGACACAAGCAGTTGTACTTTTGTTTTTCCGGGTGGAACCTTAAAGTAGTCTGTCCCCAAAATTTCATCATCTGGAGCTAATAAGTTATTTACATACAACCGCCCTTTTTCTTCTGGGTTTATTTCTCCTGTTGCATCAATAAAAAGTTCTGCCCCCGTCGGATAACGGTTAGGAACGTCACGCCAGTATGGCACGTTTAATTTATAAATGGCAAAATCATTTAAATAATGATGTGTTACCAATTCGTTGATAGTCGAGTTTCGCCCTTTATACTGTCCGACAAAGAATTGTACTTTAGCAGCTTGCTTATCCTTAATTTTGGACTCGAAGTAGGGATGATAACCACCATACCAGAAATAGGTGATCTTATCTCCTTCTTTTCGCAAGTCAAACATATTTCTGTTTTGGTCTTTCCCCTCTAAACTATAAGGGTTATCTTTGACCCAAAGACTCGGCGTGAACTCAATAGATTTTACAACTCGACTCCCACCGGCTCCGTCTCCCATAAGAAAGATGATAAGTGCTTTATTCCGCGTTCTTTCGCTTTTTTCAATCGCCATGCCAGCGATAAAATGATTGTCGCTGTCTACAACTGATAAGCACCATGCCCCCGTCTGACTAACATAGCCAGTCTCAAACCAAGCACGAGCCCAGATATACCAATCTTTTGCTTGTTGAGAAAGTTTTAACTCTTTGACTGCTCCAAACCACGATCCGTTAGCTGTATTCGTGAAGTTGGCCGGAAGAACCCCTAATCTTCCACCAAGATTAGAATCTGCAGTCATTTTCGTAACAACTTTTTTATTTTGGTTTTCATAAAAAATGGTTCCGTCCGTCCAATTATTAAAATTCCCTTTTCCATTTCCGGACAATAAGACATTCTTTTTTTCTTCAACTAGATCTGCTTCCTCAATCTTACCAAACTGCATAGCACCGTACTGACTGACAATACCAACATACCCTGATTCACGCTTCAGTTTGATTCGATAATTTACCGGGATTTCTTCACTACCATTATTTACGATTTCTGCTTCTAAGATACCTTGCGCATTCTTTTTAAATTCAAAATAGCGTGGATTCTTAGCGTGTGCCAATCCATCAGCAATCGAAAAATTGATTGTCCCTTTGCCGCTGAACTTGATTTCTTTAAAATCAAGATCGCCGCTTGGAATAGCGTAAAAAACACGATCAGGCAGATGACTAAAGGTCAATTTCTTCGGCTCCTCAACATTCAACGCTGCCTGCAATGCATCGTAATCTGCAACGCTGTCATATTTTACATAAAACGGTACTGGAATCTTTTTCAGCTTCTTGCGAGTCTTGACAAATTCCGATCCATTAAGTATTGGATAGTCTTGGAAAGTTGGATCATAATCTGCACCACCAAAGGCGGTGAACCCATCTAAAACAGTAATCCATTTTGTTAATTCAACATCATTAAAATGTACTTTTATCAATTCATTCGCCACCCCAATCCATCTACAGCATTTAAAATAGCCTGCTTTCTTGCTTGTTCTTCAGCAACTGGCTCTGCTATTATTCTTGAAATTTCTCTCTTATCAAGTTCTTGAGAGACAATAGTAGGACGATTTGCCAACTTAGCAATAATACTTAGTAACTCAATTTCTCTACTTTGAGTTTGCGCCACATTAGCCATCTTAGTTGTTAAAATAGCATTTGACACATCAATTTGTGGATTTACAGATTCAAGACCAGATAAGCCAATGGATAGAGGTTGAGCTTCTAAACTATCAGCAATCTCTCCAGCCATACCGCTAACAGTCGATTTAACTGATTTAAATTGATTTCGCAACCCGTCATCTAAACCATTCATGATTGCTTTACCAGCCGGAATCAAGAGTTTGCGGTCATATTCAATTGGTCCTTTATGATCACGAATCCAACCTGCAATTCCACCGACAAAGTCAGTTACACCTTGCCAAGCAGATTTTAAACCACCAAGAAAACCATCAAGAATAGCTCGACCGGCATCCCAAAGATTAATGTTGCGCAAACCATTGAAAATATTAGCGATTCCTGATACTAAATTTGAAACACCCTGTTTCATGCTGTTCCATGCATTTTGTGCGCCTTGCACAATTCCGTTAATAATGGCTTGTACAGAAGACTTCAGGCCATTCCATGCATTGACAGCAGTGGATGAAATAGAATTCCATAAATTAGATAAGAAATTCATAAATCCATTCCAAATGTTTTGAGCACCCTGTACTAGTCCAGTTATCAGATTTGATATAGTAGTTTTTATCCACTCCCATGCTGCAGAAGCTGCATTTTTAATAAAATCCCAGATAGCAGATAAAATATTTGAAAAGTTATCAAACACGGATTGACCATATCCAACAATTGCACTCACAACTCCCATAAAATAGGTTTTGATGCCTTCCCAAACCATACTTACAGCGTCTGAAATGCCTTGCCAAATCAATCCTAGATCTTCGCCAAGTTTCCCAAAATTGCCTGTAATAATATCAAGGACGATCAAAACAGCCCCTAATACAATGGATTTGATGAAATCCCATGCTCCTTGAAAAATCATCTTAACGCCTTCCCACATCTGAGAAAGACCATCTTTTATACCATTCCAAATATTTAGAAAGCCGTCAATGAACGGCTGAACAATTGTCATGATAGTCTGCGTTATTGCAGTCCATGCAGCACTAACGCCTGATGTGATACCAGACCAAAGATTCGAGAAGAACTCTACAATCCCATTCCATGCATTTTTAATCGTATCAACTACTGCATTCCATGTGTCAGTCACGCCATTCCAAAGGTTCTTCGCACCATCAGAAATACCAGACCAGATACCAACAAAGAAATCAGCAATCCCTTGCCAGGCGTTTTTTATCCAGTTCACAAACCCAGCCCAAATCTTTTGACCAATTTTTGTTTGAGTAAAGAACCAAACTAAACCTGCTACAACAGCAGCAATTGCAGCTGCTATAGCACCGATTGGATTTGCTACTATAGCAGCATTAAAAGCCAAAACCGCTCCTTTAGCCGTGCTGATAGCTGCCGTAAAACCAGAAATAATCGTTTTAATCGTAGCTATAGTTTTAAAGGCTAAAAATCCCGCTAATAGTCCTGCCATCGTTGACTTAAGCACAGCCATTGCTGTTTCATTACTTCTAAGCCAAGTTGTGAAATTCTTGATTGCCCCAGAAGCTGACTTGATAAAACCTGTCACAGATTCAAATGCAGAACCAATGGCATTTACACCTTGCTTACTCCCGGCTATACCTAACAAATTACTGACAAAGTTACTAACAATACCAGCTATATTCCCTATAGTAGAGCCAATATTTTCAAAGGTGACGCGGATGTTCTCGCCGATGTTTACAATGCTGGAAGCTGTCTTTTCGTCAAGACCAAGATAGCTTTTTAAAAAGTCCTTGTTGTCTGCCTTATCTCCGGAACCAAAGATCATATCAGACAGTGCATTAAGAACACCGCTGACATTAGTATAGATATCATAAATTTTATCAGTAATACTTTTAGCAATTCCATCACCAAAGATTGCAGCAATTCCCTCTTTCAAAACTGTCCCGATGACAGTCGGTAAGCCCCGCAGGATATTTCCAACCATTGGGATGAAGTTTTTAAATAGAAACGTTGATGTCGTCTCTGCCAGAGCTTTTAGCGATGGCATGATATCTTCACCAAGAGCCAATTTCCCCAGCACATTTTGAGCAGCCGCTTTCATAGAAGCAAAAGAACCACTAAAAGTAGTTGCTGCTTCTTTCGCAGTTGTGCCAGTAATATCCAGTTTCCCTTGAATCGCATGAATCGCTTGATAAACATCAGAAAGATTGTTGATGTCATATTTAACACCGGTCAGTTTAGTAGCATCTGCCAGTAAGCGTTCCATTTCCGTTTTAGTACCACCATAACCAAGTTTAAGGTTATCTAGCATGGTATAGTTTTGTTTGGCGAATCCTTGATATGCGTCTTGAATACGATCCATGGATGTACCCATCTTATTGGCATTATCAGACATATCCACCATAGCCATATTTGCTATTTCTGCTGCTTTATTGGTATCTCCACCTAAAGATTGAAGCAAACTAGCACTAAAACCAGTGACATTCTCCATGTAGGTATTGGCTGACAATCCTGTTGTCCGATAAGCTTCATTGGCGTAGGCTTTAACCTTGTCAGCCGAACCTTTAAAGAGTGTTTCAATTCCTCCAAGCGATTGTTGAAGAGCAGCTCCTTCATTGATAGCCGCTGAAAATGCTTTACCAATCCCTGCAGCGGCAATAATACCAGTCGCAGCCTTAACAAGGGTAGAACCAATACTTGAACCAGCACTATTTCCTGCTGCTGTTGCTTCAGGAGCCAATGCACTTTGAATAGAGCCACTAATCCCTTTTGCCGAGGGCATAATCTGCACATAAGCCTGTCCTAACTCTGTTGCCACTATTGTTCACCTCCAATCTTTTCTAAAATTTCTTTTCTTGCTCTCTCAAACTCCTCACCAGAAGTAAATACCATTTCTTTGCGTTCTTGTGGTTCTGCTGTCAATTGTTCCACAATTGATTCTGGTCTATTCGTTCCTTTCTGACCATCTGCTGTCTTAAACCAAGCTAAAGTAGAAAGTCTATCAAAAATGCCAGCCAAAAGTAGTGTTTCCGTTGATACTTTCTGATTAGACAATTTCATCTTGATTCTCGAATCATCTCTTAAACCAATAGAAAAGACAGCTACCTTAAGAGCTGGTAACTGCCTATAATCATAAATATGGTATGTTTCAGCCAAATCACAAATCAACGCATCTTCATCAGCCTTTATCATTCTGGCAAGGATAGTTAGTTTTTTAACGATGTTTTGCTATTAAAGATCTCTTCAATTTCAGCCATCAATCTGTTAAGAGGGACCAGTCCATTTTCATCTCGAACATGTTCTTTTAAATCTTCAGCTTGTGGACCGAGTAATTTTTTAACCAATTTAGGTAATACAAGCGGATTTTCGTCAACCTCTGCAATCGCCTCTACTAGTTCATAATTCGCCAGTCGCTCTTGTGATACTTCAAATTTAAAACCAGTTGAAGTTGTTCCTTTGATGACGTTAGAATTTAATTCCGGAAGATTCATTTTAGTAACTTGTTTAGACGGTGTTTTTACTTTATTTTTATTAGATTTTGACATCTTTAAGCTCCTTTGATGTATTCATAGTGGGTGTTTTGGTCTTTATCTGGAAAAGCTGTAACGGTTGTTTGATAACCGACCGTTTCACCATCTTTATAGCTAATCTCGCCGATTTCAGTCACTTTTCCTTGTGGAACGACAATCCGTTTTAGCACACCATTTTTCATAACGATTTCAGCAATCAAACAATGATCCTTTAATTCCTTGGAATTTGCTTTAACTTCGATACCCTTTGAAAGATCTCCAGACACATTTTCAGAGCCATAAACCTCTTTCAAAACCTCCACATTTAAGGCTTCAATCAGCGTGAAACCAAAAGTATCTTTCTTTTCAGTTTGAGATGAATTAACAACGTCACCACCCCAAGCCTTAATATCTTCTGATTCAGGCGAGTTGGTATTCGTCATCCCATCGTCTGAAATATATCCCAATGATTTAAAAGCTGCATTGAGTTCAGTTGTTGCATCCGTTGGCAATGTCGTACCAAGAGGAGCTGAATAAATCGCACCTCCGACTTTAGGCTTTGCTGTTGTCACATTTGATGATTTAGACATATAATTTCTCCTTTTTAAAAATAATTGATATCAAATACTGCTTGATATCTGTATCGCTTTGTTTCCGTGTCCGTATAGTTATAATCACTATTAAGATGAACACCGCTAATTGAATTAAGTTCAATCATTTCTTTAACAACTTCTTTGACTCTTTCATTCAGTTCTGCCGCTTTCTGCATAGAACTTGCATAACTTTGAAAAGCAAAAGTCGCCGATTTAGAATAGTCTCGCTCACTTCCACTAGTCTTCTCAATCAAGATAAAACTATCAGGCATTTTTGTTTCATGTTCAAAAAAAGACGGTACATGTAAATGACCATCAAGATATTTTTTTATAATAATTTCAATCATTTAACGTACCGCCTTTAGTAAAGTATTGTTTTTTAGATTATCTTTTTTAGCTTTGATTGTCTTAGCGCTCACCATAGCATTCGCACGATTACGCCCGACATAGACATCCTGCTCATAGCCATCACCGCACCTATTTTTGATATTGCTAGCATGTTTGTTCAAAACAGTTTGCATAGCTCCTGATTTCATCAAATCAGCTACACCCGCACGATTCAGTTTAAATTTCATACCGCTCTACCGTCACTTTCTTGTTCCAGTCAAGCGGAATCAGACTTTCAATTCCCTCAAGAGGCAAGCCAAATACCTGCCACCGTTTTCCGAAGAACCGCACTTCCTTATTTTCCCAATCATGAGTATCACCTTTCGGAATAGCTAATGTATAGGCTGCCTTTCGACCGGTTAAATTAAGCTGTGTCGTGATATCGTCTGATGTAGTTGGACTGACTAGCACATTTTCAACCTCGATTTCTTTATCTTCAAAGATTGAGTGGCCGAAATCATCTTGACCCGTCTTGACCTTATCGATTAAGGTTACTGTAATTCCTTTAATTCGTGTCATAAATATCAATCACCCCAAATCTTTGTTTTTTCAAACCAAGTCGTTTTAGCTCTGAATCTTTGATAAACAATCCTCCACCAGGCACAAGGTAAGAGCCGCTCCAAGTGTATCCCAGAGCACTCTCAGAAACTTGTGTCATTGGCTCTTGATTTGTCGAAGTCATCAACGTTCTAGCCACAACATCCACTACTACAGACTTAACAACGTAGGCATACGATTCATTGGCTACAACCAGTTTGTCTAAGTCTTTCCCAACCTTTTCAGCTTCAACACGCAACGAAGCAGAGACAACTTTCAACAGTGCCTCAGCTCGTTTTTTCTCATCAAGCTTTAAAGATCGCCACAATTCCTGCAGCTCATCTACTGTTGCAAAGTTCTCCATACTTCTTACCCTTCATGTTGTTCTAGCAAAGCCAACAAATCAGCTTTCGCTGCTTTACTATCGTAGTCAATTCCAAGTTCATCAAGTTTAGACTTGATTTCAGGAACAGTCAACTTATAGCTCTCTTTAAGCTCCGAAGCGGGTACCCAATCCCCGCCAAGTTTGCAGTCTGTTTCAATACTTGCAAGAGTTTCTTTATTGATATATTCCATATTAAGCCTCCACACGAGCAAATGCTTGCTCGTCAAGAATTCCCCAACCAGCATATACTTCTGTACGCAGGCATACTTCGCGGTAACGTTTCAAGTCTCGACCTGCTCCGTCAGGATCACCGTATTCAATAATTTCAAGCGGAATATTTTCTGCATATCCCCACTTCACCGCATTTTCAAAATCACCAACGATAACATGGTCTTTTTTAGCTGAGCTTGCAACAGTCGTCAATGTTTTATTGACATCAGACTTCATTCCATAGAACGAACCAGGATTTTGACCAAAGCGGTATTCAGGATATTGAACTACTCCGTTTACTTTGATTTTACCAAGCGCGGCTCCTGCTGCTGGAGATAACGCAATCCCGTTTACTTCACAATCATTTGCTGTAATAGTCGCAACAGCAGCATCAATATTTTCATCAATTTTATCCGCTTCAAAAGTTACTACATTTCCTGTAATTAAGCCATCAAACGAGTTGGTCGATTTAAAAGAAGCATCTGTCATCGATTTGGGTTCTAAACCATGGAAAGAAGCAATATCAATTGCTTGTGCCACTTTCTTAGCCAAACCATCAATAAATGATTTAAGATATGATAATTGTTTTTCTTCTGAACAATGTACAAATTCTTCCGAAACCCGTGCTTGATAAGTAATTAAAACTGGTTTGATCACTTTTGGTTTCATAGTTGCATTTCCAGCATTTGAAGGATTTCCTTCTCCTACAATTTCAGCGTTTCCTTCAAGATTGAATACAAATGTTTCTGTACCAGTAAATGGAATAGGTTCTTGTGTAGTAAGTTTCGCAAGGGTTGAATGCCCTTTTACTTTACTAAAAATATCTTGTACTGTTTGTACAGGGAACAGATCCCCTGATTGCAATGTTGCCATATAATTATTCTCCTCTCATTTTTCGCAGCATTCCTCTCAATACTGCATCTTCGTCATTTTCTGAGCCGACATTCGGCTCATTTGATTTTGGCGGTGCCTTTGGTTCAGCCGGCTTCACGAAACTGGCCAAACGCTCTGCGTCAGCTTTCAGGCTCTCCTCATCGTTTCCTTGCAGTCTATCCGCAAGGTCAATTGGCAGACCATTTTGCAAAGCAATCCTCGTCCGCAAAGCTGCTGTCTCATAACCAGTCACCTGTGCCTGCAAATCTGCAATCTGCTTGTCTGTATCTGCTTTTGATTGATTCGATGTCTCAAGTGTTGACTTCAAGCTACCGTTTTCTGTTTCCAATTCCTTCACACGAGATTTGATTTGGTCATAATCTGCGTATTTCTCTTTTTCACGAGCCAAACGCGCCTTAATCGCCGCATCAAATTCTTCTTGTGTAGTAATTGCTGTAAATTCTGACATATAAAATATCCTTTCTCCGCATTTCCCGTGCGTTCGGTAATTTTGAGCATTAAAAAAAGCGTCAGTGCGCCCTTTCTAATAACTGATTCTTTGCTTTTTCCTAGGTTTTGTTGTGTAACAAAGCCAGTGCGCAAGCAGAGCGCTATCCATTAGACTGATATCTCTATCGTCATATAGCGACTTATATCCAAAGCCGCCATTAGAACCTATATTGCGTTTATCACAGTTAGTCACGACTTCTGTCAAAGAAGGTTGGTCATTATGGCAGAGAGTTTGTTGAACTATTGCCTGTTCCCATAATGAGTTGGCCGTAATAACTTCTTTTACCGCAGGTAAAATAGGTTTTTTTAGTCCACTCTCCGTCATCTCGTTAGCCAAAAGTTCCTGACCGCTGGCGCCATCAACAACAACTTTTTCAACATCCGCTGATTGCAAGAAATTGATAATCCAATGCGTGCCGCTTCTAACTGACACACAATCAATGTTCTCTATGAATATCCTGCTGTCTGCAGTGCGTACTGCGATTGCCATGGCAACATTAACGCCATCCTGACCAAACTTGATACCAACAAATAACTTGCCTTTTAATCTTGGCATTGTGTTCACCTTCAATTCAGACCACTCTTTTTTAGAGATAACTGATTTTTGGTTAAACGTAGGCCAATAACCCAAACGCTGGATATTGTGATCAAGCTCATCTTCTCCAAGCTCTGCTTTAATTTTCCGTTCGTTGAGATGATAACCCATAGATGGATTTGTTAGGTACCAAGCTTCCACATCATTTATATCGTGGATACCCTCAACAGCCCATTCAGCCCATCCTGAGTACTCGCTTTTCCCTGCTAAAACCTTATCACGGAAACTTTGGAAGACAGTTCCTTTAGAAACCATGGTTGGAGGCGTCCCACACATGATGGTCATTGGATTCTTACTATCCGTCACCGTGTACTTTAGAGCCGATTCTTGCTCCGTTGTATACTCCTGTGCTTCGTCAATGATCAGCAAGTCAAAACCTTCACCGAGACCCCCGCCAGATGTCCTTGTTCGGAATTGGATTACTGCACCAGTGGCCTTAAACTCAATGCGTTCCTGCCCTTTAGCTTTGTTTGAAGTGAAATCTTCACCATTAACATAGCCCATGTCCTCAAGTATCTTCTTTAATTTTTCAAAAGAAGAGTGCGATGTACTGATTAAGTGCGCAGTATGCAAGATTTTTAAACCTTTATGCAGTCCCCAAAGTTCTAGCAAATAGACATCTTCTGTCTTACCATTCCGCCGCGGGATAGCATAACCAAACTTTTGATGTACCCACAATCCATCTTCTCTAATCCCCATAATAGATTCAAGAAGATTGACTTGCCAGGGGTAACAATCACGACCAGACTTCCGATATAGCTCTATAGCTTCTTGTGCCAAGCTATCAGTATAATGTAAAGTTACCGATTGAGTAGGATTTTGATTGCCAAATCTAGTCTTAGTTTTAGTAACCATAACATTTCCTTTCAATCGTCATTGCATGATAACCCTGTCGCTGGGAGATAGTAGATCACCTCCTAAACTAGTTGTCCAAAAGTGCAATCATTCTTTTTCTTCTCCTTTCCTTGCTTTTTAAGCAAAATTGTTGTATACTTAAATCAAGTAAGGAAGTAATCCTGTTCCCCTTGTCCACTATGTGGTCGGAACGGCGGTTACTTCCTTTTTTGTACTATATCAATCAAGCTATTGCCACGTTTCATGATAACAGTATCAACATCTCTCCTGCCGCTTCTGTAGATTATTTCCAACTGCTGTAACACTTCTTCTGTGCTAATATTAGATTTTTCTAGTTCAAGCACAAAATTATTTGCTTGTCTTTTTGATTTTCGCATATTGTTATCAACAACATTTTTACCAGCCCCCTCAATCTCTTTTAAGTCAAATCGTTCACCATTGACCAAATAATCAGGAGTCGGAACTTTTAGCGGATAATTTACTTTTGGCACAAGCTGGACTTTAACACCAAATTTCTTGGCTAGCCACTCTGCAACCTCTTTTTCTTTTTGTGAATAATCTAAGACAACATGCTTCCCGTCAACGTGGTACTTGACCCCCTCAAGATCCCAGTAGCCCATTTCAGAAACAGAACCTTTCCCTGAGTGCTTTAGCCACTCTTTTTTATGCTCTGATAAGGTTTACTGCCCTGCTGTTGTCCAATCGTCTTTCTGCGCTTGATAGCAGCTTTCTTTTCATCACTCCATTTTTTAGAATGAACATTCTGCCTGCGACCATCACCAGGACGGTAATCAACAGTACATCTACAATTTTCATGCCGTCGATAGACATCATCGGGCACATCAGGGTAATCGTAGGAACCTGCTAAACCTTTGCACCATTTGCACGGATGCCCGACAACCCTACGAACAATTTTAGGTTTTAATCCTGCTTTTGCATGAAACTTAGCATTAGCCTCTATGCTGTCATCAACGATACTTTGACTGAAATTGACAACTGGGTCATTAAGCAACCATTTTACTTTCTCAAAACTATCCTCACTAGCCAACCGATTGACTAATCCATCGATACGGTCTTGGTTAAGCGCTGGATTTTGAACTGCAAATCCAAATCCTGCTTCATTGTTCAAAATCCGCTGAACTTCTGCCGAGTAATAACTTATCAGATCGTAATTTCTGCCCAACGTCTCGTTTAACAGTCTTTGAGCAATGTTGTAATACATTTTCCCATCTGGCAAAACATCGTCGCTCAGAGAACCTCTCAGAGCCTTAGAAAGAATCTCGCCAAGTTCAACGGCATAGTCATTCGCGTCAATGTAATTTGCCTTTTTCTGCTCCAATTTTGAAATAAGAGTCTGCAAAGTGAAACTATTAAGCTGACCATCCTCAAAATTTAATTGTATCTTTTTGAGAAGCTCTGGTACGATATCTTCAGCCATTGCCATCAGCTCCCTTAATACCAGTCAGGTCTCTGATAGTCTTAGCATCCAAATAGCCAGGCACTGCCTGATTCAGCTTGATAGCTCCATCACCAATCATGGTCAACATATTGGCATCAGCCTCAAAGAGCGGCTCCCATTTTACACTAGTTTCCATAAATTGGCTACGTGAAAAGGGGAACTTGTCGCGTAAACAAACGGCCACATAAGCCGTATTTAGAAAACCAGAAGCGAAAGACCGTTGAGCTTTTCGCCCAGCAGCTCTTAGATTTTCATGAGCGGCTTTGATTGCTTCCACTGAAGATGGATTGTCAGACGGGAAACCTAAATCATCCAGAGTTAATCCGCTTCCACCAGCGAACAAAGAAGCATACATCCTAAGTTGCTCAATAAATGGAGACATGCTAGCAGTTGAGAACTGACCAACTGTAGGACTGTCACCATCAGCATCCTTAGAAAATTCCAAAAGACTGGAAACTGTCGCTTTCCATTTTTCGATAGGATCTGCATCCTGACTAGTTCCTACTACATATTTTTGAGGAAAAGAATAAAACTCTGCAGTCACTTCTGCACGCTCCAGCGTCCGCTTAGCAGCCTTTTGCTGGTACATGCCAGCACGAGTGATACGACTCCGCCCAAATGGCCGCACAGCATCTGGTCGATGGATAATTGGAACCAATAGAGGCTGTCCAGAGGGATTTGAGATAGAATACTCCTCGCCATATTTAGGATAATACCATGTTGCATCTGGTGTGAAATATGCCTCTAAAGTTGGAACACCATATTCATCCTGTTCTAAAACAGCATAACCTTCTGTCAATAAAAATGTCGTCGGATCCAGAATTCCTGTTGCCCGGCTCGCTTCTACAACCTGCATTTTAGGCAATTCACCATTTACCCCTGGCATGACGTAGACAAAGCTGCAGGAGGCAATCAAAGCTGACTGTATCGCCGTATCAAAAAAGATATCCGGATTGTTAGCGTTAAAAATTTCTGTTGCATTAAAATCATCATTAGCAAACTCACGAAAAACAATTCTATCTGCCAAGGCGTCGACTCCGTGGGCAGTCCATCCCAAAACAGAACTGTACGCATCACGAACTTTGTCTGGCACAACAATACTACGAGATGGTTCTTTATCTGCCATCGCATAATACCGATAACGTTTCTTTACGCCCAATTGATAAAGGGCTAACTTCCTACGAAGATAGCCCATACCCATATAATTCATTCTGATTGCTCCTTTATCTTTTCTACGACTAATTGTTCAAAGTTTTCTTCATGTACCTCGACGCCTTCAACAACTGTCCGACTAACGAAATTAAAAGCTTCTTCATTTGCCAAAATTCGCTTTTTCAAATCACGATAGTATTTCAACAGACTTTTACTTTTTTTACGCTTTTTGGAAGTTGAAATGTTAGGATTTGAAACTTTGATTTTTTCCTGCTTCTTAGCAGCACGCTTTTTCTTCATCAGTTTGCGTTGATTCGCTCTAGCCCCATCCTTACGGCATTTGTCACTACAATATTTTGACCGACTAGATGTAGCCGTGAACTTTTTACCACATATCGAACACTTAATTTTTTTCATTTCCTAACTCCCAAATCCTAACGCGAGAAAAAATGTACAGTGACGGCGTGAAGCTCCGCGCCTGCCAAGGGGAGGGGGTTGCCCCCCCTGTCGTTTTCAGGCAGATTTCAAAGCCTGAATGATTTTCAAATTTAATCAAATCATTGTACGTGTTTCAACGCATTTTTTCTTTTTTTCAAAAAATTTAAAGATAATCTTAAATCTCGTCATAAGACTTCAAGCTCTGTACTTCGTCCAGTCACAGCTCTGTGGTAGATTGCGATTACCAATCACAACAGTAGATCTTGCTGCCTTATCGTCAGCATAGAGCTTATCAGACTTCTGCCTGTTACATTGCCAATGAGCTAACTGCAGGTTCTCTATCGCTGACGGATGACCACCCTTGGCCACAGGGACCACATGGTCTATCACGGGACTTAGTGGGTGGGGGGTACTTCAATGATTTGTCCACCGGATGACCACAGATGCCGCAAGTGTTCTGAGTTTTGAGAATCACTCTTTTATTTTTTTCAAAAAACCGCTCGATGGGGACCTTGACGATCCGGACGGGTATTGTTCATAGCGGACCTCTAACTAATAAGAGGGGGTACTTTTTCTAGCACCTCCCCTCGGTATTTTTCGATATTACCATAATATCATTTTGAAACTGTCATGCACTGTCAATCACTGTCATTACTGTTTTTTACTGTCATTTACTGTCACGGCATCAAGTTCTCTAGTAGCCACGCGCAGCAATCGAAAATAGGTACTCTCACTGCAATTCAACTCATCCATAACCTGCCAACGTGTCATCTTATCGATGTAGACCAAGCTTAGTATCGCCTGGCTGTCCGTATTATCCAGTGAGTCAATCAACCCCTGTAGCTCCCTTTGCTTTCTGATAGCTTCAGCGGTCTTCTGCTCTATTTCTTCCTTAGCCGTAAGCAACTCGACATAGATATCGTCCTGTTTACGCTTGATACCTCCAGACACTTTATCCGCAGAGATTTTTGCGCTGGATAAAAGTGAAGCTTCGATTTTATCTCTACGTCTAATCAAGCTCGCAATGTATAAATCTAGGTTTCTCAAATCTTTCAAAATAGCCTTTGCCTTCACTTTTAGCTCCTTTGTGATATAATATAAGTATAGTTGTTACAAGGAGTCAGCAAAGCGCTGGCTTTTTTTAATACTGATTTAAGAGTCCTACGACTTCCATCTCCTTTTATTCATATTTTTGCATAAAACAACAGTGCAACACTGTGACATTTACTTTCAAAACTTTTATTTTATATAAAATAAGAATGGCTCTATAATAGGCTTTGTAGCTATTCTTATTTTTATATACTCTTTTTATTTAATAATAATGTCACAAATACTATTTAATAGTCTATAAATGCAGTCATAACAAGGGCTAGAGGGTGTGACATTTCACTTTTTGAAAATTCATAAAAAAATTAGTCTCAAGCCTTGATACATCTGACCTCAAAGGGTGTGACATTATAAATGTCACAGTAATGTCACATAATGTCACAGATAGCTGTTTTTGTGACATTACGAACCAAAAGTGTGACATTAACTTTTTTGCATATTTTTACGAAAATATCCTCTGAATTGACTCCCGTTTGTTCTGCGAACTCCATACTCCCAATCACCATCATTATCCATCATCAGCTTGATTTTCTTGGCCAACTTACTTCCTCGTGCCGTATCTACATCAAAGACATTCTTTAAAATGTCCCTAGTAGAGACTGCTTCCTGCAGCACCACTCCGTGGACTGGATTACCGACCTCATCACGATAGATTTGATTATTGAAATAAGAGTAGGTAAATTGATGCCGCTGCACCATAGACATATCCGACCAGTTGGCCGGAACCAACATATCCAGATATTCATAGATTTGTTCTTCTTCCTCGTCCTTGTAAGCGAACTGTTCTTTATAGACTTTCAGATCCTGCTCAACCTCTTCATCGAAAGTCAGACTAAAGCCTTTTTTGTATAGAGCAACAGCCTCGCCCCAAAGTTGAAGAACATCTTCTTCCGTCATATCAAATGGCCGCATAAATTGATTATCTGCGTGAACTAGTACTGGCAGGAATCGACGTTCACCGGTCTTATCCCGTAAATATTCAACCTCGTTACTGGTCCTGGCAATCACGAAGTTCTTAGGAAATTTCTCCGATCTCCGACCGTAGGCTTTCCGAAAACGCAGGTCTGTTTTCGTGACAAAGGCCTTTAATTCTGCAAAGGTGGTCTTTCTTGATGCAATCATCTCGTCATCATTAACGATTAAGGACTTAAGCATAATCTCATAATTATCCTTGTCAAAGAAATCTTTCACAGAATCTGTATACCAGTCCATGCCTATTTTTTGCAGAAAAGTAGTCTTACCTGTTCCTTGACCGCCAACCAGATCAAGCACGTAGTCAAATTTTACGCCAGGAGTAAAAACCTTGGCCACTGCGCCAACGAAAAACATTGTCGCTATTCTTGAAACATTGATGTCGTCTTCTGCACCTAGCCAAGTTTGAAAAACCTGGTTCAATCGCTCCTTGTGGTCCCACTGCTGATAAGCACGTTCCATGTATTCAGAAACTGGATTATAGGATTTTTCTGCAAAGAAAGTCGCAATCCCGTCTGATAAGGCCTGACGTTTAAATACTACCCCAAAGTGATTTTCCAAATAGACACTAAGCACCGCTTCAAAGTTCCCAGGTAATTCACCTTTTGGAAGTTCGACATTATCAAGCTTGATGTCGGCCACAATCTCGTGCTCTTGAGAAAAGGAATTATGCCTTAAAAAGTCATTGAGGCGCGTGTCACTCTTGAGAGCCAGCAGCACATTTCTTGGACTATCCGAGACGATTACATCAATTTCTTCTTTCTCGCCCTGGTCATTGACAACCTTTTTCTTCGTCCGCTTAAATTGAGCCATGGACATTTTTACAACCTCACCAATGATACTCACCTCCTCATGTCTTTATTAATCATACTCATCACCGTCCGCTCTAGCTCTTTGTCAGGCAGCGGATCCAGGCTGTTATTATTAGCTATCTGAGCCAACTGCAGAACAAATTCCGTTTCTACATGTCGAGACAACAAACCGCCCGTGAATTTGGCCAAGGTATCGTTTCTGGTTCCCTCACCACCAAATCCAGTTGCAATCATTTCAAATAGCTCTGTTGTTCTATTGCGTTTTCCGTTTGAATAGTTCTGATAACGTAACTGATCCAGGTCATTGACCTTGTTCTTTTTTAGGTATTCCGATTTGATAGCCATGACCAGCTCTCTGCTGGCCGTGACCATCGTGCCGCCTTCTTTTGACTTGTCCATATCCCATGTATACTCACCTTTTGCCGTTTTGGATGGAGCCACTAGCACATAATTGTTTGGATGAGCTTTAATATCAACTCCTGGCAAAAAGCCAATCATTTGGCTCATGGAAACATCCGGATGTTTGAAATAGAAGATGTGTTTACCCCCGCTAGCAGTTCGAGCTTGCAGCGTTGGCGTTATCAAGTTCAGATGTTCCCAATTCTTTAAAGATTCAAAGCCATTATGTTTTCCATGCAAATCAATATCAATAACAAAAAATTTATCCGTCCGAACTGCAATATTAGCATCAGGATACTGCGACCAAAAATCCTCTATTTCCTGTTCTGTCAAGGCTGGCTTATCTGCAAAAGCAATCGTCGGTTTCTTGCTAGTTGGACTAATAGGAATAACTGAAAATCCCTTTTTCTGATAAGCTAAGGCATGTTCTTTCATTCCCATCTAATACCTCCCGTTAGAATGGCAGATCATCATCCGATATATCCATCGGATTGCTATTGTTATTTTGTTGATTACGACTTTCCAAAATTTGGAAATTTTCTGCAACAACTTCGGTGACATAGACACGTTGACCTTGCTGATTTTCGTAGTTACGCGTCTGAATTCGACCAGTAATTCCGATAAGAGCTCCTTTTTTGGCCCAATTTGCAAGGTTTTCTGCCTGTTGGCGCCATATAATACAATTAATGAAATCTGCTTCTCGTTCACCATTTTGACTTTTAAAATTACGATTAACTGCAAGAGTAAAACTAGCTACTGCCGTATTACTCTGAGTCATACGCAATTCTGCATCACGGGTCATGCGCCCTACAAGTACTACATTATTTATCATCTCTTAAATTCCTTTCGTTTTTTTCGTGTCTTCAATCAACTGTTGAGCGGTCTTCAACTGTCCAGCTGGTATCTGTTCGATTTTCTCAACTCCCATCAGGCCAACGAACCATTTTCCAACGGTAATAACTGGTGCATTAGTTGATTCTGCAATATATTTAATATCCTCACGCAGCTTTTTAGCCTGAGCGCCTGTGATGAATTTCTTATCATTAGTTGGCTTTTTAGCACTTTCATTTGATTTAGCCGCTGGCTTACTTGTTGCTTTACTAGTCGCCTTTTGGGCTATCTGCTCAACATATTCATCTGTGTCAGGATCCTTGTTGTCGTCAATAGCAAAGAGACCGTTCAGAGCATACTTACGTGCATAGCTGGATGCTGTTCCTGTAATTTGGCTGCCGTCCATCCCTTTTTTGTTTCTTCTTCACGCGCTAATGCTTTAGATCCAATAGCTTCGCCTTCAGCGTAGAGTGTGACAGAAGCCTCAACATAATGGCGCCCCTCGATATAGACGATGTCATCACTCATAGTGATTGCCGCCTTATGCTTTTTTAAAATCGGTTTTAGAGCTTCTAGGATATCCTCTGCACTTCGATAATTGTATTTTCCGAAAGAGTTATATTGACCCTTTGGAGCAACCAACTCACTTTGGATTGACTGCAATACTCCAAATATTTTTCCCATGTTAACTCCTTTTAGTCAAACAACCCTCTCAAAAAATCACGAGTAAGCTTATCAGGCTGCTTTTCAATCTCTCGAACCTCGCTACCGTTTGGATAAGTTAATTCATACTCAGCTTTAACTTTGACAACTTCACAACCAAATATTTTAGCCATGTTTTTGAATTGCATTTTGTCTTCTTCGTATTTTTCGAGAGACATGAACAAAGCGTTGGCAAGATTATCCGTGTAATCTGCTTGGTAGGCTAATGTTCCGCGATCCTCAAACGATTTTAAGAAAGACCCTGTTTCTTTTCTACGCAATACAATAAGTTCTTGATTCATTTTCATTTTGATTCTCCTTAAATTTGATAACCTTCTGGGTATTTTGTAGCAAGCGGTCTGTAGTTAGATTCTGCTTTCTTTCCACATTTCTCGCATTCCATATTTGGGACCACGTTATTATGATAGTTTGCGTCATCATATCCGCCATCTATTTTCGTAAAGCCACAATGTTCACACTCATATTCTGCTGTGAAATCTCTTCGGTATTGACTGATAATTTTTTTAATTCGCATTCGTTTCTCCTTAAAAATAAAATTCTATGACTCTCACGTCATGTTGTTGACGGCTGCCTGTTACCCGCCAAAGTAACTGCCTATAATCATCATAATCTCCATCAGACGGGCTAACTGGATCTAGGACTACAATCGTTTTAAATTTATGCTGCAAGCCGTCTACACCTACACCCAACACCTGGCTCGTGGCCACAACGTTGGTCTGTTCCAGAGAATCTTTCTTGTCCCCGGTCCAGATTCCAATTTCTGGATGGCGTTCTCGGATAATCTCTACAATCTGCTTAGACTTGCTAACTATCAACATTTCTGTCTTGCTAGCTAACAGGAGGTCCAACTGGAGCAGCATAGGCGTGTCTTGATTGACCGCTTTAAGCTTTGGGAAATCCACTTCAAAGCCTGTCTGTGTGAGGTACCTTTCAAAAGTCTTTCGGCCAAATGTCTGTTTTGCCATGGCGTACTTGCCATCTTTTCCGACAATGTTCAGCTTTCTAAACTGTTCCAATTCTTCCGGATTAGCAGTCAAGCACCAGACAGGCTCAAAGATGACCTCAAAGCCATTGTTTTCAGTCGCGCCCTCAATTTCCTCAATCTCTTCCCAGCGGAAAAAATTTGGTAGATTAGAGACATACCGCTCATAGTTTCGGAAGTCCTTCCACTTCTCTTTTGAGTAGGAAAAACGGTCGTATTCCATTTCTCCGTGGGCTTTTTGCCAATCAAATTTATTATTTGGCGTAGCCCATCCGAAGATTGTTTTTTCCAAAGGATAGAAATTCTGGCCCTTTTTTCGGATTGGTGTTGCTGATAGTCCGATTGTATAACTGCGCTTGATTTTTTTGTACATCTTATAGTTGGCATCACTCGACATGTTCTGCCACTCGTCTATAATCAAAACATCACAATCAAGCTTCTCGCCTTTTTTGACTCGGTTTTGTAACGTCCGATCTGTCACAATGTCAAATTTAACATCTCTATCAAATTCAACAACTTTGATTGCTTCCGTCCAGCCTCTCAAAATAGCCAATCGATTATTTGTGATGATGATTTTTTTAGCTTTCTTATGCTTAGCAATAGCCAAGGCGCAGATGGTTTTTCCTTTGCCACCTAAAGCTTCCAGAAAAATTCCGTTGGTTAATCTTGAACTTCGGGACACCGCCTCCTTTTGCCATTTTTTTAAAATAATGTTTGTCAAACTTTGTACCTCCATTTATAACCACCAGCGGTACTAGTTCTTCCATTCAAACAATTACTGATAGAAATTCTACACATTTCTAATTGTTGCGCTGCAATTGTTGCAGATTGATATTCTTGCAAGAATTCTCCATCTAAATTCAGTTGAAGAATAGGCTTACTCCTACTTTTTGAAGAGCGTTTATTATGCCAACCGTGATTATTATTTTCGGACACTGTTGCCCATTCTAAATTTTCTAATTTATTATTAGATGGATCTTCATCAATATGATTAACGGCTTCTTTATTTTCTGGATTTGGAATAAATGTTTTTGCAACTAGTCTGTGTACTTTTTCAGTTTTTGCTTTACCATTTTTAGAGAGATTTACAAGAAAATATCCATCTCTATCTATACCTGGCCTCAAAATTCTTTCACTTGTCCAGAAGTAGTTTTTTCCATTCCAAACTTTTCTAGATAAACTTTTTATACGTCCCATATTTGAAACTTGATAACACCCCTCATAACCTTTAATATTTTTCCATATTTCCATGTACCACTCTCCCAATATCATCAATTACTTCCTTAATATCGTTTCTCAAAGCATAGAACAGTCCTAACCTTGCAGCGGCCCTGACATCCTGATGGTGACTCTTATCAAATGTCCAAAGTCCCAAAACTTTTAGTAAGTCATTTGGTATATCTGCCTGATAACCTGCATTCCTCTGTAAAATCAGATCAGGATAGCACAACTCAATAGCTTCAATGGTCTCAACTACCGAGTTGTCTCTGGAATAATCATTATCTCTTGCCTCGAATTTCTCAACCACTACTGTATCCACTTCGAGAGTACGGCCAATTTCTTTGAACCAGGTCTTAAAATTTTGAGCACCGAACGGCACTACCCAATAGTCGACCAATCTTGCATTATCCAGGAGCACAATTCCAGTTGTACTGCTTTCAATTCGATTGCTTGAGGGGTCAATTGATAAAATCCTCATACATTCACCTTCTCAGAAAGCACACCATCAAATAGAGCCGTTTCAAACCAATTCTGTTTATTTGCTTTTGCAAAAGCAAACAATGTTTTCAATTCTTTATGCTGCTTGTCTTTTATTTTTAGCTCTTCTTCATTTGTAAATTCAGGCTTCTCACAATCGACCGCTTGAATGATCATCTTGTACTCTGGCTTAAATACTTTCTTGCCAAGCCCCGTATCCAGTTGAACTTCATCTATTTTTTGAAACCCAATTTTGATATCAAAAGGGAAATTTTCAGTTACATTAACAATGATTTCCCGGTGACCAATCACGACAGAAATATTTTCGGTAATTCTAGTTTTGTTAATCAATCCCATCAGCGAATCCTCAAACTTCTATTTTCCTGCAGCTCTGCACCCTTGATTTTCTTGCCTTCTTTTAATAATTCATAGAGGCCTTTTTTGTCAGGCGTTACCGTAACTTTTTTATTCCAGTATTTCTTAGGCAAGAGACTTTCATCCACCTTGACACTAGCCTTAGAATTTTGAATTGCAATGGTAAACAATGATGACTTGATTCTCTCATTGCCTGTCACTTCCATGGCCGTCTGCAGATTGTCTTTGAGTATGCCGATTTTATTCTGCAAACTCTTCTTCCGATCTTGTAGACGCTTGATTTCTTCGTCTAATCCAGGTAAGTCAGCTTCTAGGTTTTTAATGACCTTAGCGTAACCCTCTGCCTTATTGACAAAGTCATCTTCCCAATCCATACTGGCTAGTGTATCTTGTTTTGTTTCGTCGTCAATATCCATTTCATAAATAGCTAGATATTGACCGGTTAATTCGTACAATGTACTCATTGTTTTTCTACCTCTCTGATTTTGTTTGTTAGTTTTGTGAGTCCGATTCCTGTTTTAGTCAATTCAGCATCGGACGAAAACAAGTGATTTTGATTCATTCTGGCCACCTCGTTTCGGGATAAGCAAGCCAGATTTGAAATGTCATAATTTGTTTTGTTGCCATCCAAGAAGACTACCGAATGCCCTTTAGGAATCGGGCCATGGTGGTCAGCCCAAGTCTTCCTGTGGAGAAATTCCCAAACATTTGGTTCAGCAACCTTGATTTTTGGGTAGCCGTCGGTTGTATATCTGATTGATCCAACAGGCGTCCAATTCTTCGGAGAATGTCCTTTCTGAAATTGGCCGCTATTTCGCATACCAGGTAATTTCTTGCCCTTATTATACGGAACGTGCCCTTTTAGAAAGCGTCCCGTTAATCCTGAATGCAAACCATGGTTTTGTCTGTATGTTTTAATTTGCTTAGCAACCAATGACAAGCCAAACTTAGTATTCATTAGCCTAACAATTTCCTTAGCCGTCTTCCCTTTTTGAATAGCAACAAGATAGTTATGCTGTTCAGTTGTGAGTAATTTAGCCATTAAGCAACTCCAAATTTACGGTTCGCTTTCCGTTATATTCAGCGGCAGTTTTTTGCGCATCTAGGACCAGACGCATATTATCTATGATTTTACCTGCTACAGTAGAAATAGCTTTGCTACGTTCAATTTCTTTTTCAAGTTCTTCGTTATTTAGATCTTCCTCACCTAATCGCTCCAATGTCATGAAGAGATGATCATTTAAGTCTGAAAGTTTATTCTTAGTCATTTTTTCTACCTCAATTTTCGCTCATTTGATTACGCAAAATCAATTCTTGCTCAAACATTTTGCGACGATACTTTGCGCTGCGATAATAACGATTTTTTTCTCTCAAACGGTTGATAATCGCTGCATTGATTGTTATGTTCGTTATCAAAATACCAATGCTGATTAACAGAGCTATTCCTAACATCATCTCAATTTTCATTTTCTATCCTCCTGAAAAATCCTTTTTTCCTGTAATTTTTTCATGCTGGTATTCATAATACATTTGATTAAACTTGTTAATCATGACATCTTGACGTTGATTTGTACTTGACTGTACTCTAATGCTGTCAAGATTGTTCTGGACCTGCTCTTGCAACTCCTTAATTTGTTGGTTCTGCTTATCAACAGCCTGCACTCCTGCAGCAACTAGCAAAATGATTACTACAGTCTGAAAAAAAGCTAGTTCTTTAAGATTTTTAAGACTCATCTTTTCATCCTTTCTTGAAAGTCACAATCTTGTCACCGTCAATCCGTTTCCCACCTTTTGATACGACTGAAAACGATACTCCTTTAGCTGATTTTTTCAGCTCAGCCAGTTCATTTCGCACTGCACTGATAGATTTTTTGGCCAGCGCGTTCTTGTAGCAATTACCTAGCTTCCAATTATCGCGCTCCCAATTCATAATCACGTGCATTTGTTCGTAATTTTGCATCGGTTATCCTCCTAAATTACTAAACGGTACATCCCACTGATAATCATCATATTCATTACAAATATCTTGGATGATTTTACCCTTGCGAATTTCTATTTCTTGAGTAAATTCCATACCCATTTCAAATGTAAAAATTTTAATATCAACATCATGTTTTTTTGATATTTCTTGATAATTTTCTGGAATAGCAGCCCACGCTTGCTTAAAATTATCCAGTTCAATAATGCAAAAGTCATCATCAAGCCAAACTTCAATTTGATTATTTCCAATGAATGCTCGTCTCGTCCCCTTTATATAAAAATACGATAGTTCAGAATTGAATACTAATACGTTACCGTCCCATTGTTCTTCTAGTGTTACACTATCGTTTAACAACATTTCTTTCAATGCTGAAGCAATATTTTCTTTTCGCCCTCTTAATTTAAGAGTTCCTTTTGCCCAATTTGGCATATTATCCTTCCGTTATTCGATTGTCATATCAGTAAACTCGATTTGCTTATCTAGAATTCGACTGCATACATAGATGCTTTGAAAATTAGGACTATTACGCGGTATCATTTGTTCATCTAAGAATCTCATACGCCCTTTTGGAACAAGTAATTCAAAATCGTTGTTTTTGAAAAGTTCATATCTTATTCTGCTATCAAATAATCCATTTGAGTTCATGATCATTGCAAAAGGCAATCCTATTTTAAATAATCGCTCAAAAACAGCATCTCGTTTACTAAATGGCGGGTTGCTAACAATGCAATCTGCTTCAAAAGGAGGTAATTCATATTCAAAGAAATCTTGCCCTGTTTCAATGTGACCAGAGATGACTTCAAACCCTGCCTCTTTTAATAATTTGACAAACTCGCTCTGTTCTTTATCAAATGGACACCAAATACACTTGAAACCTTTGTTTTTCAAGTATGGTATGATAATTCTTACAGCGTATGCTGGTGTGTAATATTCATCTGATTTTGATGTTCTAATTTGTTGACTAAAAGTCATCGTCCTCCTCCTACGCTTCCTATCAGCCAGTCAAGGTTCTTTCTGGCTTTCTTTAAGTCCTCAACTCCGTTTTTCTTTTGGAAGCGCAGCATGTATTTAATAGCGTTGCCCCAGTAAAAACCTTGTTCAGCGGTTAAGTTTCCCGCAAAGTTTCGTATTACATCAATTGCTTCAAGGCCTTGTCCGACTCAATCTCGGCAAGGCTTATTTTTTTAGCTCGATAACGATTAACCTGCTTCCATTTCCAAAATTTACGAAATCCCTCGTAGTCTATAAACACCAGCTTATGCGTTGGATTAAACACATATTGTTCAAATTCTGGATTTCCCCGCATTTCTTTAGCAAATTGCTTAGCCGTCGAAATGGTCAACCCCTCCCAGCGCTGGCACAAATGTTTGTAGTCTCCACCAGTTGGCTGTTCATGTTCATCTGCTGTTTTGTAGATGACTTCCTTGATTTTTACTTGTGGCATGATCGCCAGACCTACCTTTCTTTAAAATCAACCCAACTTTCACTGATGTTTAGTTTTCGGTTGACTTGCAACTTAAGGTCATCGCTACCTTGCCCAGTTTTTAGCAGTTTTGTAATCATAGCAGGGCTCACGCCGACAACTGTAGCTAAGTCCGACCGAGACCAATTTTTTTCATCTAGTCGCTGTTCAATTAGATCAAGCCATTTTCTATGTTGTTGACTCATCTGTCTTCCTCCTTTCTTTCAATCTATAAGTTAAAGAGTTAGTAAATCATTTTATAAAATTCTTGACATTATTTTGCGTATTTGCTAAAATGAAAACATAATTAAAAACCTTGATAAAACATACTATCTACCAATTTACTTGCTCGCCAAAGCTATTTATTTTTAGATAAGTTTTTTTACTTAGGTTTTAACTAACTCTTTAACTTACAAAAACTATTTTAGCGCAAACGCGAAATAATGTCAACTATTTTTCGCGTATTTTGTAAAATATTTTTTGTCATGTCTTAGAAAGGCTGATGAATCAATGTTTTCTACTTTTGAAATTGTAAAAGATTTATGCGAAAGACAAGGTATTTCACTAAACACTTTGGAAGAAAAGTTAGAATTAGGTAAAAATTCCTTGTATGGATTAAAAAGAAATCAACCATCTGCGGAACGCCTTCAACAAATCGCTGATTATTTCCACGTCTCAACTGATTATCTCCTTGGCAGGACAGATAATCCTAAAGTGGCTTCAAATGATAGCATACAATCTGAAGTCGACCTCAAAGAATTAGCGAAAGAAAGTTTCTTTTACGATGGTCATCATTTAAACGATGAGGATATAGACCTTATTTCCTCGTTGCTAGAAACAAGAATAAAAATAGACAGGATTGACCTATTATGACGCAAATCGCCTATTTTGATGGCAGAGACTCCGGGATTAAAGGAGTTTATAACAAACCTTTTGATACTGTGTTTGTCAATGCGTATCTCGATGAAATCGAAAGAAAAAAAGTGACCTACCATGAATTAGGGCACAGAAATCACAGTGCTAACGATTACAAATACAATCGCGAGCGCTGTGAACTACAAGCAGACAGAAATATGATACATCATCTCATGAAAGAAGAACTTTCCACCTATGAAGATATCAAAGATTTCAATTATGCTCGTTTTATGCAAAAATATAATCTCAAAACCATCGTTAATGAAACGATGATTTTAGAAGAATATAACAGTTTGAAAGAAATTATGTGAGTCTTAAAAAATTTACTAGGAGGTTATTATGAAATTTTGTCCCGAGTGTGGCAATTCCGTAGAAGGATTTAAGTTTTGTCCTAATTGTGGATTTTCTATCGCTAGCCAAACCACAGACGATACAGTAAACAAAACATTAAAACAAACTATAAAGAATTCAGTTAATTCCTACGCTGACAGAAATAGACGAACAGATAAGGTTGGCCCACTTGAAATAGATAGAGTTCACCACACTTATCGCATTCATGGAGCTAGAAAAGCAAAAGGTTCTAGCGTAATAGGCGGTACCGCCAAGTTTATAGGAAAGGCTACTCTTGCAGCTTCTACTGCAGGATTATCGCTCTTAATTCCAAGCAAGAAAGATAAAAATGATACTGGGTGGTATTCTTTTGAAGACCTGGTTTCATACGATTTGATAATCAACGATCAAGCTGTCGTGTCTGGTGGCGTTGGGCAGGCGTTAGTTGCTGGAGCTGTATTTGGGGGCTTAGGCGCAATTGCTGGTGGAATCGTCGCAAGAAGAAAAAATACTACCAAAATCCTTAATATGACCATTCGTGTAACGTCTAATGACTTTAATAAACCCGTTGTGTTTATTGATTTGATCAGGAAACCAGTAAAAAACACTTCCAAAGAATATAAAGAAGCAATCGAAAACGCTCAACGAATTATTGGTGCGTTAGATGTAATTGTGCATAACTCGTAAGTAAATAGTATAGAAAACTTTTTTAGAAACGATGAAGGTGAAAGAATGAAAGAAATAATTTATTTAGATATCAAGCTAGTCAATTCATTATTGGCACAATTAGACCAAGGATTAATTTTAAAGCAAATTAGTGAAGAAAATTCTTCTAAAGGAAACGTTGATGAAGTTACAGAACAACGAACAACAACCAAAACTGGTGGCGTAGGATTCGCACCATTTGTAAATGGAGGACTATCAGAGGCAAGCACAGATATGGACAAGCATTCAGTTGTGTACTCATCAGAAAACAAAGAGTTGCTAGAGACTGCGATAGACGACTTCTCTCTTGATTTGCTTCTAGACAAGTTATCCTCGTCGTTAAAAGATGAACATCAAGCCCAAGAAGGTGACTTCACAACAAATACTGACCATTTCATTATATATGACTTTTCCTACTTAAAGAACGCAGTCAATGTAGATGCATTAAAATTCTTCATTCCAGAAGAAATTACTCAATTTGAAAAAATGCAAACAGAACTTTCTAAGCTCAATAAAAAGGATAAAACAAAGCACGCAAGCAAAATCGAAAAGATAAATTCAGAAATAGAAAACAGCCTGCCAGTTATTTTCAGAAAGATAGCCGACTTCTCGAGCTATATGGACAACCTATTCAAAGGCTGTGTATTATTCAAGATAGGAAAAAATATCTGTATATGCGAAAATAAAAACATCCGTATTCCTCAAAGCACCCTATCACTCTTAAATGGCACAAAAAGAAAAGCCACCATGCTAGGCATTGTGACTTCAAATATTGATAACTTAGATTTGATAGATTTTTCAAATGGGCAACCAAACAAAGTATTATCTCACGGAGCGAATGCTTTTATAACTATTACAACCAACTCCTTTGATATCGTTCAAGTAGGGGACACTTATATCCGCCCTATCGCTCTTTATTTTGAATAGCAAAAGATTTCATTCTGGCACGCACTCTATTAGATTGTCTTTGAAAATGTGCCCTATTAGCAATAAGCTCTTCTTCGCTTTTCTGAATATTTCCACAAACCTTTTCGGCCAGTTTTTTATGGCGTAGTTCCATCTCTTTTTTAGACCGCTTAATCTTTTGAAGTTCTGGATTAATCCGAGTAAAAAAAGAAAACATAGAGCTACACCACCTTTCATCAACATTTTACAACAAACACCGAGAAAAAGCAACTCGCTTGAACAACCTCGTAAAGAAGATATTCATAGAAATAAATAAAAAATCCCCCCACACTCGCCATCGCTAAAATTTGAGTGTGAGGAAATCCGTATAAGAAACAACCATTCAAAGGGTCGTTTTCTTGTACCCATTTTATCAAATTTAAGGAGATTTTACAATGTGGGTAGAACAATTAGATAACGGAAAATATAAATTTTTTGAGAGATACAAAGATCCTTATACCGAAAAATGGCGCAGGGTATCTGTCACTTTAGATAGTGGGTCCAGCCGAGCTAAAAAAGAAGCACAAAAATTACTGGGTGAGAAAATAGAAAAAGTTGCCAAAAAAATATCATCGTCTGATAGACTTTTCAATGAAATTTTAAACGAATGGTGGATTTTTTATCAAAAGGAAGTCAGAAAGACTAGCGTTAGAGCACGCACTCCAGCATATAGGAGATTGTCAGAAAATTTTGCTCCAAACGTTCCAATCCGTAATATTGATGTTGCTTATATTAAAAAATATATAGCCGATTCAAACTACACAAAATCTCAACTGAATCATATCAAAGTTATTTTAAATGGTACTTTTGATTATGCTCAGGAACTAAAAATTATTGTAGAAAATCCGGCCAGAGCCACCTCTCTCCCTAAGCAGCCTCTAACTTTAGAGGATTTACAATCAGTAGAAGAAAAATATCTTGAAGCAGATGAACTAGCTCTACTTTTAGAAGAACTGTATCGAACTGACCGCACATATAGAGCAGGTCTGCTTGCCGAGTTTATGTCTCTGAATGGCTGCCGTATTGGTGAAGCCGTAGCCCTCGAAAAACACAACTACCATAAAAATAAAAGAGAACTAGATATCCATGGTTCTTTGGACAGTATAGACAAGGACGCACAAAAAGAACTGACCAAGACCTTATCCAGTTATAGATCTACCCACTTAACACACCGTGAAATAGAAATCATAGACGAAATGTTGGGCTTAAATACATTTTCAGCAAACACAAAATTAGGCTGGCCAAAAACAGATTACATCTTCCTTAACAACCGAGGAAAACCCATCCAAAGAAATTCTTTTAATATTACTCTGCAAAAAGCTAATAGCAGGTTAAAAAATCCAATTCAAAAACCTCTTAGTTCTCATATTTTTCGCCACACATTAGTTAGTATGCTTGCTGAAAAGAACGTACCTTTAAAAGCAATTATGGCAAGAGTAGGGCACAAGGATTCAAAAACTACAATACAGATTTATACCCACGTTACAAAAAATATGAAGACCCATGTTGCAGACATTTTGGATGCAATCGCTCAAAGTAGGAAATGA